ATCAACTACGGGGACGTTTGATTCAACAAACTCTGCGGAGAGTTGTTGTAACAGATCAGTCATTCGTTCATCAGCAAATGCAAAAGTAGCAAATTCACTTTTGAATCCATCACACAGAAGTTTGAGAGATTTAGTAACAGTCATTTCTTTGATTTGTTCATCGTAAGTCATTTCGGTGTCGTAAGTCATTTGTATTGCTCCAGAACGTCAATAAAATGTTGAATACAATCTTTGGGAATATGAATGGTTTGATATCCAGGACCATTACCATCCTCTACACTCACAGTCCCATACTCATCAGCGGTGAAGTCAAAACTCCAACCATCTTCTTCGTGTTCAATTTTGATGTCTTTGGTGATAGTGTAAGTCATTTGGTCGGTGATCATACTACTAGAACACTTTCGAGGTTACTAACAATAATTCACTGGAATCGACCCTGTGTAAAGTTAGCGAAGGAGAACACTTTACGATCCACAAGTTTCATCATTCCACCATTGTAGGACAGGACGAAACCTTCTTGATTGATTTCTTCACCACTGATGTATGCTTTGGGACAATCATAGACAATCAACGACTCCATCAGATCCTCTTTGATTTCAATCACCATCTGATACAAATTGACGAGTTGAATACATCCAAGGATACCAAATAGGTCTGCATCGGTGAGTTCTTGACCGTTACGAATGAGTGCATTGATCTGTTGTTTTGCGATCGTTGCTTCTTTCGGAGAGAGGAAAGTGATACCCTTACGATTCACTTTAGGTGCAACAGTGTTACCACAAACTCGGTCAGTGAAAGGTTGAACGAAACGACAATGTTGAGTTCCAATCAGTTCACCAGTGAGAGAATGTGCCTCCATTTCATACAGAGGACCGTTTCCAGTGTAATAAGTATGAGGAGCAATCACAATATCCTCCATCACAGGTTCGGAGAACTTGTAGGTGATAGTATTCGGAGTGAACCTATCAAGACCAGAACCGAAACCAATCCAATCACCCTGAAACACTCCCTCAGTGCGAGGCAGAAAGTCCAGACAATAGATGAGAATCTTAACTACATTTGGTTGATGTCCAAAGTGAGTGAAGATGTCATCTTGATTGTAACAAACACGAATCTTTTGTTTGTTGAATGCTGCTTTGGTGCAAACAAAAAACTTACCATTCTCAGGATGAGTTCCCCACACAATTGCAGGTGCACCATCAATCTTCACACTGATGTGATTCGGATTGTAGAGTGCATCAAGAACAGAAAGATCACCAGTGAGGATGAGATCTTCTGCGTGTTCCAGGTGAGTGTTCTTCATACTATAGGGACACTTTCAAGGTTACTAACAATAATTCAGACAAAAAAAGAGGGATAAACCCTCTCTAAGGATTATTTAATTGTAACATAACGATCACGGACTTCTTGATACTTAGAAACAGAATAATCCATGATCTTCTGAACATAAGGAGCAACAGTTTGCGCAACTTTGTTCAGATCTTCACCCAGTTTGTTGATTTCATACTGGTGAATTTGCCAACGAATTTTAATATCACGAAAAACAACTGACGCATAATTTTTGTAGTCTACAAAGTGCATCAGAGGTTCGGGACGAGTCATAAACTCACTGTATCTTACACTATAGGGACACTTTCAAGGTTACTAACTTTAATTCATTGATGACAGTAGAGGATTGTTGAGACGATTTTTAGCCATCTTATAGTAATTTTCATCACTTTCAATGCCAACAAAGTTCCTACCAGTGTTAATACAAGCAACACCAGTTGTACCTGATCCCATAGTATTATCAAGAATAGTATCACTTTCGTTGCTGTAAGTTTTAATCAAATACTCCATCAAATCTACTGGTTTTTGTGTAGGATGCAATCCCTTCTCTTGCTTGAATCTTAACACTGTCTTTGGATACCTTGATCCATCTGGGTTGTCACGATGCTTTGATTTTGCTTTACCATAAACCTCACCAATTTTGCTTGTTTCTGATGAGAATCCACTATAAGGAGTTGAGTACCACATCTGAGGGTTATATACTGGTTTCTTCCTATAAAAAACTAGGATGTTTTCATGAGATTTAAGTGGCATTACTTTCGCGTTCATAGGATTAGTTCCCTGAGGTTTTTCCCAAATCCATTCATAACGAAAGTTATCAAGATTTGATGCTGCAAGTATAGTTGTGAATGGTTGTGCTGCGGTGAATACCATTGCACCATCTTCCTTGCAAATTCTATTATACTGATTCCACAATTTGTCTAAAGGAATGATAGAATCCCATTTGCATGCTGTTGTACCATAAGGTAAATCTACCAACACCATGTCAACAGAATTATCTGCAAGTGTGGGTAAAATTTCTAAACAATCTCCATGAAAAAGATTTACCACTCAATTATACTCCTAACAAAAGAACATTCTAACAGACGATCAACTTTTGTACAAATGTAGTCATCATTACCAATAGACTTTCCACCTTGCTGCGATGAAAACAGACAATAATTTGACTTAAGATTATTCAAAAAATCACTTTTACTAAACCAAAATAGACGACAATCCTTCTCATCTTGGTTGATACCAAAGAACACAAGACGTTCCCAGTCCTTATCTTTTGAGACGTGATTGATGATGAATTGATCTTTCTTTGTTCCACCCTTTTTGTCACGGGTAGCAAGAGAGAACTTAATTTCAGTTTGAATACCATCAATAACACGATCGTGACCAGCAGTAGAAGTCTTTGCACGTTTTACATCACAAAGCAATACACCTTCAAAGAATTTTGATACAAAACGCTCACCAAACTCACCCTTTTGTTTGGGTGACATAAACACATAACCTTGGAAAGGTGTACCTATCCAAGGATCTTGTGCATTTTGATTGATGTAATCTTGAAGACATCCATCTTCAAAAATAAAAGAAAACATCACTCCAAATTATGGTTATACTAATACTACACTTTCAAGGTTACTAACAATAATTCCCTCAGTTTGCCATTCGTTGTGATACTCTACCCAGGAGTTTGGTCTTAGCTTTACCAGTAGCTTTTTGACCAGTTTCTTTCTCATAACGTGAGAACTCTTGGTCCTTCATGATATCTTTGAGCATCGCTTCACCTTTACGTTGTTGTGACATTCTTTCACTTCTTGTCATACCTGATGCCTTTGCTGGCTTATACTCAGGTGATACAGGTTTCTCCTCTTTCTTCTTACTCAAGAGTTTAGATGCTTCCTTCTCCTTCTCTCTGGAAGTTGCAGGACCTTTACCTTCTCTTGCCTTTCTCTCTAAGTATGCCTTTCTCTGTTGTTCTTTAGGTGAGAGTGCAGCACTACCTCTTTCCTTCTCAGGTGTTTGTTCTCTCTCACTTCTCTGTCTTTGAGAACCAATATCCGCACGATCCTTATATTCTACAGGTTCTTGCTTTCCACCACCAACTGCCTTCATTCTACGACGTTCTGGCGTGGTTTTCTTACGCTCAGCACCAATACGTCCACCCTCACCAGTTCTACGAATCTGAGAACGTCCCATGACCTCAGCATCATATGCTTCGGAACTCAATTCTTGCTTAATCTCACTCTTAATTTCTTTCTTCAATTGATTTCTTTCTTCACGATCTTCAATCTTCTCTTTTTGTTTCTCTATTGCTTCCTTTCTCTTAGCATCAATCTCATCACGGCGATCTTCTAAACTTTCATTCATTCTAACCATGAAGTCTCTAAAAGTTCTCATTTCTTACTCGTTTCTCTGTCTTATTATTTAGATTTCATCTCTTTCTGAATGAAATTACGAGCAGATTGTTGGTTTCTACACACTTTGATCTGGTGTCCATTGTGCAGAATCATAAACTGATTACCATAAGGGACTGCTGCGTAATCCTTGACAACAAATCCAATCGGACCAGGTTTTGGTTCAAGAATGTGAGAATTAGTATGACTCATTTGCGTACCACAGAATCCAGAAGTTCACCTTTCTCAAACACAGTATCCACCACGTTTTGCAATGCACGTTCAGTAGCAATACCGACCTTAGAATACACAGGAACCACACACAAACCGTAGGTCTTGTGAGTACCACCAAGACGGAGAACACGACCGATAGTTTGAGTCATCTCGATCACATCCATGTTCCTCATGAAAATAACAGTCTCAAGTTCACTCACGTTGATACCCTCAGACAGAATAGAACGATGAAGAACAACAAACTTCTTCTCAGGATCCTTACCCCATGCGTTGAGAGTGTCAAAGAACACCTCACGATTCACCTTCTTACCATCAATAATCGCACCTGTCTTCGATGTGATGTAAAGGTAAGAATAACCACGTTGAATCAACTGAGATGCGAAATCAGTGTGACTCATGAGATTGATGAGTTGCTTTGCACTCTTCACACAGACAAGAATCTTTTTGGTATCAGTGTCATCAATCGTTTCGAGAACGTTACCACAATCAACCTCAGGACCGATCATACGAGTGTCCTGAATATCAAAGGTTTTTGCTTTGATCTTAGGTGCAATGATGTAACCACCACTCACCAGTTCAGGTGCAGAAACACGACAAATGATGTCACCATAGACATCACGATCGTTCATTCCTGGTTTGTTGATTGTAACCGAAGTTTTACGAGTTGCAGTAAAGAAGAAAGAACGATTAGAGTTGGAAGAGAAATACTCTGTAGGACCAAAGAAGTTACGTTTTACAGAGTTGTGTGCTTCATCAAAGTAAATTGTATCCACATCAATTCCACTCTCTTGAATACGATGAAGAGAGTTGTAAGTTGTGAAGATCAGTTTGTGGTTGTCAGAGTTATCATCAACCCACTTCTGGATTTCAGATACCTTAGTGGTGTTGAAGTGATGAGTTTCACCACTGTGGACGTGCATCACTTCTGCGTTGGTGATATGTTCCAGAAACTCAGAACACAGTTGTTCTGCGAGAAGAATACGAGGAGCAACCACAACAATGGTCTGTGGAGTTTCTTTCTGAAACTCACGAACTGCATCCATGATTGCAACCAGTGTTTTTCCACCTCCAGTCGGAAAAATACACTGACCTTTCAGATACTTAGAGAGTGCATCTAGTGCACGTTGTTGATGAGGACGAAGAGTTACCATCAAGAATCTTTCAATACAATAATAATAACCCCTTGACCGTCAAAAGTCAAGGGGTAGTAGACAGTTCTTAAAGTGTCACTCGACCAGTGCCTTTCCTGCAGTGCTAGGACCGATCCAAACCTTACCATCTTTGTACCACTGTTCCACTTCTTCACGCCGACGATTCAGAAGAACATTGTATCGTTCCTGTTGTTCTTTCGTGAATGTAAAGTCCTGACGCTTAAACTCTTCTTTCAGAGCCAGAAGTTGATTAACAGTGTTCATAATGTTTGGTCCTTACACTACAGATACAGTTTAGAGGTTACTAACTTTTACTCAAACTCAAAAGGTTTATTTACTTCACGTTTTGGTGGTGTGACATAAGGTTGAATCTCTGACGAGTCAATGTATACATGAACTGCAGTATTTCGATTCCATTGCCTTATCACACCAGCAACAATGAAACAGTTTGTAATCAGATAAGTTGCAAAGATAATAGTACGAACAACTGCAACCTTATCAGAAGTTTTATTGCATGAAGATGCTTTCTCTCCGAGGGATTTCGACCACACATACCACCAGTTCTTAGGTTTCTTCATTTCCCAGTCACATCCTCATAATCTATCAGTTTACCAAATTTGAAATGCAACTTAAGAGTGGGCCAATCTTCCCACTCTCCTCCCCATTGTTCTGGGTAGATTGAGACATACTTCGTCAAATAAAATGGAGATACCTTACCGTGATTTCCATTAGGAATCCACTGAAAGTTAAAGAGTGACATCTCAGCATTATATCCTTCATCACCTTCTTTTAGTTCTACAAAGTCGGCAGTATGAGAGTAATCAATATAATAAAGTTGACCTGATGGTGATAACCAGTAGTCACTCATCGTTCCACCAATACCATCTTCAACGTCCTTTGTTTGACATCTGGTGTTGGTAAAGTGTTCACCCAAATCATACGATGATCGAAAATAATCAAACATTCCCATTAGTCCAACTCCACATCTTCTACAAGATTTTTCATTCGTTTGATAAGAAGTTCATCCATAGGAATCACTTTCTCTTTACCAGTTTCAATATCCTCAACAAGTTGTTGCAGATGCTCTAGAAACTCTTTTGGTAAGGTATCATCTTCACCCAAGTAAGACCAGAAACAATCACGACATTCTTCATATGGATCATCATAGAACATAAGTCCATAATCTTTCCAGTTGCCAGTCATCAGATCAGCCCAGTTACGGAATGATGATCTCATACTCT